GATACTATAGTACCTAAATTGAAATGGGATATGGGTTCTTTCCTTAATAATGCTTTAAAAGAAAATTTTCCAAAAATAGAAGCTGAGATAATGCAAAGCTGGACTATTAAGAATGGCAATTTCCAGAGTAGTATACCTGCTTATCTTTGGTTCAATTCTAAACTTTATGATTCGAGTTTTTATTCTTCATTAATAAATGAGCCTGCAGGAAGAAGGATAGCTCGCATTTTTGGTGGAACAAAGAGAGACATAATATTTAGCGGAAAGAGGATTTCTGCAATGGATCTGTACAGTGTTTTGAATCTAGTACAAAAGGGTGAACCAATTTTAGATATTTCAGAAGATTTAATTCAGTTGGAAAAAATAAATCTGAATATTTCATCAATAAAAGATTTTTTAAAATCAGTTAATTATGAATTAAATTTATTTTATGAAGCGTGTAATATGATAAAAATATCTGATTTTAAAATAATGCCTGCCGAACTTTCACTTAAGCCTGTCACTATACACCTACAATCTCCCAAATTAAGTTCGATAGATATACACTCTAGTTATTTTGTGACTTGGCTCAAAGAAAAAAACCTTTTACCTCTTTATGGTGAAACTAAGAGATTTGATAAGGAGTGTCAGGCAGTAATTGATTATTTCAAAATGATGAAAATAGATTATGAAAATCTTGGTCCTGAAGATATATCATTAATAATGAGAAAAGTAACTGGTTTTGATAATATACATATTAAATGCATCTCTTATGTAAAAAGTGGTGAAAGGTTTGTAAATAATCTTGAAAAAATTATGCAATTTTTTGAAACTAACAGTTTTTTTGGAAAACAGATGGAACTAAATAAGTCAGTATTTAAAATGAAGGATGTCTATAGTAATTTTATTACCAACAAGGTGCCTCAGAGTGTTTTAAATATTTTGTCAGCAATCTGGGTCAAAAATGCTTGTAAGAATATAGACCTTGATATTTTTGAAGAGAATATGGAGCCGAATTCTTATATTGAAAATGAGAAAAGTAAACTTTCACCAATGTGGATATCTTTAATAAATACTTCTGTAGAGGTGGGCAAATCTCTGAAAGATTCAGATTTTTGGGCATGCTGGGTGAAACCTCAAATCAGAATAGGACATATGTGGACTGGGAAAGGCATGTTAATAGTAAAATTGCCTGAAACTGTGTTGCAAATAGAAATAGAAGGTTCAAGGGTAACTTATGTTAAATGTAAAGAAATAAAGCATATTGATTTTTCAATAACTAGTTCTTGGATGCTCAATACAATGATAGCACCGACTATTGGATTCACAAAAAATATGAAAGCATGTGACAATATACCAAGCAATAGTGTTGTTCTTGGTATGAATGAAAGGAATGATTCCTGGGGTATAGGCAATCCTTCCAGATTTAAGTATGGATTTGTGATAGAATTAGAGAAGACAATATATCACCCAATTTTTTCAGATAAAATCAAACCATATGAAATAAACG